TAGTGGACTATGATTCAGGATTAATAGCGGAAGATTTAACGGGCGCAAAGACATCAATAACGATTGTAGAATTAAACAATGATTTAGCGTTAACGGGCGAAACGGTACGAATTTATCAGCCCGCGAACGGTTATTACGAAGATGTAGTATTAACGGCAAACGCGTTAAAGGGTGCTACTAGTTTATCGATAGAATCCAAAACCTTTAGTACTCCTATGCTGCAAGGGGCTATATTGCAAAGGTCGGTAGCGAAAGCATCGGTTAAGAGTAGGGCGTTGGAATTATACCCTATTACCACTGTTCCAAATGCGCAAATGATAATTGATGCGAATAGCGGTTACGTATTAGATGTAAACGGGTACATTCATAGTTGGAGGGATTCGAGCGGTGAAAATCATGATGGGATTGGAACGGATCTTGAACCAAACAATAACGGGGTTTTTAATGGGTATTTCAACGGAACTTCGTCTAAATTAGTCAACACTACCTTAGACCCTGGACAACCGTTTAGCCTTGCGTTTTTGATTAACTTAACCGAAACGGCAACGGGTAGATTTATCGTTTGCAATGACAATAACAATTTTTTCATCGAGACGGGTTCGGGTGATTCTATTACGGTAGGGACATCGGTAAAAACGGCAACCGCTGAGATAAGGAGGGGCGAATGGGTAGTATTCCAATTAGAGATGGATGGAGGTAGTAGTAGGGCAAGGGCTAATAACGATTCATGGACTTCTTTGAATTTGGATAGCGATAGCATTAAGCACCCAATCTTTGGAAGTGATGGTAATACTGACTTTTGCGAAATGAACATTTCAGCTATTTGTATCTTTGAAGGGATTTTGTCAGCTACTCAATGGGAGTCCGTTTATCTTAATTTGAAAAGTCGTTTATGAGCATTGCATTTCAGTATTGGTATTTAATGCAAGGTGAGGGATTACCCGCGGGTGCGATTGCTTACAAAAATCGAGTCGAAGCGGATGGAGGTACTACTACTTCTTTAGGTTGTGTTCCTAATGAGATTTGGGCGCGTTATTCAGACTCACCTGCAGCTATTGACATCGTGCAGCTATACCTTAACCGCATAGCCGCAGACGGGGGCACGGCTTTATTGTCTAAGGCTGAGATTGAAGCCTTGCTTCCTCCAGATTGGCAAAACGCATCCTTTCTAAACATACCAAGTGCGCGAAAAGCGGGTACACTCTATTCGATTATTGGCAGCGATTTTACGGTGACAAGGCCATCAGCGGCTATTGAGTTTCAAAGTACAGATCAATATGGCAGTGTGGTAAATGCAATGCCGAGGGTGAGTTTTATAGACGGTTTTTCAGGCTATCCGAGCGAACAGGAAAGCACCAATCTAGTCAATTGGTCGGAGAGCTTTGCGGATTACCGATCAAATAGGTGTACAAAAGCGGATCAAGGGACGCCATCCATAATGCCATCGGGCAGTTTGGCATTGTTTACGGCAACCGGAGGTAACGCTCAAATAGGTAAATTTCTTTCACTAACGGCAGGCGTTACACAAACTTGGTCTATGTTGGTGGATGTATCTCAGGGTAATTTTGCGCAAGTAATCGATTCGAGTAGCAACTACACATCTATCAATTTAACCACTGGAGTGGTAGTTGGTACTAACAATCTAGGAGGGGTTGGCAGGTCTAAGCATATAATCGGCAACTATTACTGGGCTTCCGTCACGTTTACTACAATAACAGCAAGCAATCATTTCTGGCAAGTATCAGACGCGGCTGGAAGTAATGTAGCAACAGGCGAAACAGTTGCAGCAGGTTACTTCCAAGTGGAAAGTGGCACATCGGCAACGAGCTACATTAAGACGGAAGCCTCAACGGTTACACGAAGCAAAGACCTTGCTACTTTAACAGGTGCAGGTGAGCAAATCGGCGAATTAGACTCTACTGTATTCGTTAAATTCAACGCGAGTAATTTTGGAGAGCTTAGAACAGCCTTAACCATAGACGGTGCTGAAGGCAGTTTGAAATTTCAGAAGTTAGCGAATAATGATATTAGTGTAATATTACTGAATGGAGCAACGACGGTTTTTTCCATAGTCATATCTGGCAGCCTTACAGGTTTGCAAAAGTTGGCAGTAGCTTACAGCAACGCGGGCTATATCTACAGCTTAAACGGGGCAACGGGAGCGAGTGGCACACTTGGAGATACGCAGCCTCCTCTTACCGATATTACATTAGGTGCGGACAGCACTAATACCTTACATTGGAATGATACAGTTGCCACAGTGGCACTGTGGAAAGTTGCGAAAGATCAAACTCAAATAAATGAAATGACAGCATGAAGTATTTGAAATTTGAATTTCCAACCGAGGCGCAAGCCTTATTATTTACCGAATTGGTAAAAAAAGCTTATTGCACCATACCAAAAGTCTTGCCTCTAGAGGTGAGCGCGGAGGGCGAGGTGCTTCAGTACACTCAGTGGATAGTTGATGTTATTGGTAAGGATTGGCGGATACCAAATGGATATTCTAGTTTCCGAGTAACCCCAATAAATCCAATACATAGTATTGCAGGAATGAACGAATTTTATATATCATGACGAAATATGGTGATGCATCTTTCTACTTAAAAGGAAGCGGCACGAAGGCGAACAAAATATACGCTCAAATACCTACCGATGGCGATGGGGATTTGACATTTACGGGAAGTACTATCAGGACTTTGGTGAATTCTTCGGGTAATTGGGCTGAGATTGCAGCTGATTTACCCCGTTTGGACTTTCAAAGGGGTGCTTGCCCTTCGTTGCTTATCGAGCCGTCTAGGTCTAATCTTTTGAGGCAATCTAGGGCATTAGGTACAAGCCCGTGGACGGAAACAAACGCAACGGTAACGGCAAATACTACGGTTTCACCCGATGGCACAACAAATGCCGATACGGTAGCATTCACAGCAGTCGCAACCGCTAGAATAAATCAGTCTTACGCCCTTTTAACTTCTACTACCTATACATTTACTGTTTGGGCGAAAGTGGCGAGCGGAACGGAAACTTTTCGATTAGCGTATTGGGATGGTTCAGCGAACCGAGCGACAGCCGACCTAACCGCGACTACCACTTGGCAAAGGTTTAAATACACCTTTACTACCGATGCGAGTTTTCCTGGATCTACTATTATCCGAATCCTAAACGGAACGGACGCAACCGCCAAAAACATTGAATTTTGGCAAACGGATTTGGTTCAAGGTGCTTACGCCCTAGCCCCGATATTTACCACTACCACCGCCTTAGCTGTAACTACTGAGGACGTTACTTTAGGTGGACTTCGCACAAAGGGATTGATTGGTTCAACCGTTGGAAGCGTTTATATTGAAGGTAAATTTAATGTAGAAGCGGGTAATATCAATCTGTTTAGCTTATCGGACGGTACAACGAATAACAATATCCGCATAACCTCGGATGATATTCAAGCGATCAGCGCGACATCATCCGCTTTGATATCGAATGTTTTTACCGCGGATGCCGATGGCAATTGGGAGGGTAAGGTATGCATCACTTGGGATGGCGTTTTGATTTCAGTTCATACGGACGGTGCGACAATAGGAACAGCATCTTTTACCGCGGGTGCTAGTTTATCGCAATTCGATTTATTAGGGAAGAACGCCCCCGCTTGGTTTGATGAAATTATCTTTTATCCAACCGCGCTAAGTGCTACGGATGCTAACTCTATAACAGCTTAATTATGGCAGCGTATAATCTTTACATTGAAAATGCAACTGTAGACCCTTTTAACTTTGATGATTGGGTAAATTTAATATCAAACCTATTATCAAATGATAGCAAGGTTAGTAAAGTAACCGATGAATCTTTGATAGACTTTGTACAAAGGCAAGGTTCGGATGTTTGGGAGTCGGCAGATGGTAAGTTGCAAGTAGTTTATAGCGGATTACATATTGGCGAGCCTAATAAATATGCAAAATACGTTGTGTTAACAGTTGATTCAGCCGTAATATCTGAGGTTGTAACAGGTCCGATGTACTTTATAATACCTCCCGTAGATGCAGACTTTGGCGCTGACTCCGAATTTTGGGTATAATGAAATTAACGAAGAACTTTAGCAAGTCGGAATTTGACAGCAAGGACGGATTGCCAATGCCTTTTGAGGTATTGCAAAACGTCCAAGAGTTAGCGGTCAACCTTCAGATGCTAAGGGATTATATCGGGACTTCTATATCTATCAATTCGGGGTATCGTTCGCCAAAGCACAACAAAAAAATAGGCGGTAGTGTAAATTCTCAGCACCTTTTAGGCAATGCTGCGGATATTGTTGTAACGGGCAAAACCCCGAAAGAAGTTAAGGAAATAATCGAAAATCTAATATCCGAAAAGAAGATGAAGCAAGGTGGGTTAAGTGCCTATCCTACCTTCGTTCATTACGATATTAGAGGAGCAAAAGCGCGTTGGTAATGATTGCATCGGATTACATAGAAAAGGCGGTAGAGTGGCTAGGATTGACGGGCGCGGGCGGTCTATTGGGTTACTTTGGCGGTAAGAGAAAGCAGCAAGCGGAAGGCATTGAGGCTGCGATATTGGTATGGGAGAAAACGGTCAAACACTTAGAAGACCAAGTAGCGGAATTGAGGAAGGAGAATATAGAGTTACGTCATGAAGTTCAGGAATTGAAAAGGTTAATTCTTTGATTTGGCACGTTGAAACGCTAATGCGCTTTTGTTAGCTTGGTGTTAACTACAAAATTGGCTTACTGTCGTTATTCAAGAAACATCATTCTGGCGGTTGTCTTTCGCATGGTTTTGTTTTGTTATACAGTTTTCCGTAGTCTTCGTATGACCTACCACATAATGTACAAAATTTATGTTCCGCATCACCATGATACAAAAAACATTCACAGAATGGCGGAACTCCGTATTTTGGTTTATTCATTTTTTTTTGTTTTTATAATTCGCCAATTCAGTAGTTAACATAGCCTAAAAAGCATTAAAACGACTTTTTAGCCCTGTCCGTTAGCGTTCATTGCTGAATAACGCCTTTTTTATTTCTATTAAGTCTTCATGTGAAGTGCCATCTGGTATTAGGTCATATGCTTTTTGAAGCAACGAAACGCTAACACCCGATAAAGAACATATTTCATTATGTGCTTCTTTAAGACTTATCTCATTTCCCGAAAGCATTACCAATACTTCCCATATTTCTACTTTATCCATACGTTCTTTATCTTTTACGTTAACCCCACAAAAATACAATTCTTTCACAAATAAAAAACATTCAAAAAATAAATGTTTTGTAGTTTTGAAAAATGAAACAGCTATCGCCCTACTACTCAGATAAAAAAGTCAAAGAAGTAATAGACGAGGTTTTACACCGCAACGCTATCATATTTCAAAATATCGGGGTAAATAGTTCTAAGTCTGAAATCCGTTCAGCTAAGGCCAAAGAAAAAGCCAACCTTCGAGAAGTCAAACACCACGATAGAGAGTTTATCACCTTCCTAATTAACGCCAATGAATGACAAGATTATTTTAGACTACCTCAATAGATACAAAGAAGAGTTAATCAACAACGAAATAAGTAAAAACGGATTAGCGAAAAAGATAATCCGCGAAAATCCCGATAGGTATGGGGAAAATCAAATCGAAAATATTAGAAGTGTTATCCGTTGGGCATTGGGAAGTCATGGTGAAAGATCAAAAGCAAATCAATTATTTGAGGCTAAAGTTGCGGATCATAGCGAAATAATTAAAAAGGGGTTTGCACTTCCAGAAAGTAAAGTAGAAAAGCGCGAGGATTTTATAATTAAGGGCGCTGAGAGGGTTTTAATTATCTCAGACATCCATTATCCTTATTACGATAGAGAAGCGTTACTATGCGCGTTGAAATATGGCAAAGACAAAGACGTTAACACCATTGTAATAAATGGCGACTTAATCGACTTTTGGCAAATATCGAGTTTCAGCAAGATAGGTAGCAAGATGAGTGCTGCGGATGAGGTCCAGGGGACGCGAGAGTTTCTTTATTGGCTGCGAAATGAATTTCCAAACTGTCAAATAGTTTACAAATTTGGAAACCACGAAGCGCGATGGAATAAATATATTTGGTCGCGTGAGCCCGAATTGGCGAAGTTATTAGAGATGGAATACGGGCAAAATCTAGGGTTACCCGCAATGCTACATTGTGAAAAGCTAAAGATTTCTATTGTACACGAATGGCAATGGATCAGGCTTGGGAAGTTAACGATAATCCACGGCCACGAGGTATCGGGTAGGTTTGGCGGGTCTGTAACCCCCGCCCGTGCTTTGATGAATAAGATGAAGGTTTCAGCTATTCAGGGTCATGTTCATCAGGTGGACAGCTATACAGCAAACAACGGCAAAGGCGAGGCTATTAGCTGTTTTGCAACGGGCGCTTTATGTAATTTAGATGCGGATTACGATGGAACGGCAAAGCTTAGGTGTTCGCATGGTTTCGCTTACGTTGAAATGAATGGGGACAATTTCAAGGTCGACAACATCAGGATAATAAATGGGGAAATTTATTGATGATCTGTTGTGTTAGATTCTCCCAAGTAAGACAAAACCCTATCGTATGTAAATTTGATTTGATCTATATCTCTTAACAAATCTCTTATATCCCAATAATCACCCGATCTAATTATTTTCCAATCATTTGTATTTAAATTCAAGGATTTGAGAAACAAATTTTTATGCCAATAGGATGGACAATTTTCTTTTTTCCCATTAGCTGATTTATATTCCATTTTTATTTGTAAATCGAATTGATTTACTAGGAATTGTATTTTTTTATTTATGTTCATACTCCTTCATCTCATCTTTTATTGATAGAATAATTTCATCACAAGTTAACTTTACATACTCAAGAAATTCTATTAATGAATTAAATTTAAAATCACCATAATCAAATTTTTCATCTTTTATTCCTTGATACGTTTCTACCAAATAGTTCCAAATAAAACGCATACTTTGCCCATCTTCAATGGCGTAAGATGCCATTTCCGTGATATTACTTAACTCGTGATGACGTGATACCAAGTCTTGAATGTATTTTTTCAGATTGGTATCATTCTTAACGGCTAAAATTTTTAATTCCTTCACAATGTTGTCAGGAATCTCAATTATTTTTTTCATATTTAAATTTTTTATAATTTAGTGCAATATAGAAAATATATATCGAATATGTTTTATTCTTAATACAACCCAATCTCCAAATTAAATTCATCCCGATATCGCCATCTTTCCTCAGCAGTCAACCTTCTATTCGGCACTTTCTTTATGCACCGCTTAACGACTTTTAACGCATCCGATAACTCAGGAATAGACCACTTCCGCGAAGGGTAGATTTGAGGTAGCATTTCGATAAATCCATAGCCCTCACCATACAAATCGGTTAGCCCTAGAATGTATCCATTTCTATTTCCTTCCCTTCGCCCGTTATCATACGCGGATTGCGCCCAAATATTATGGAGGTGGAAGCGTAAAGCGGGATGCGTAGAACGAGCGTAAAAATGCCCCGCGTGGAATTGGCATTCGATAACGCCCGAAGAGATGCACGGCCAACCCCTATCAATCGTTCTAACTAATAGATTAATCGAATCTTGCAATATTGCTATCCATTCGTTATGCGTTCGGGTTTCTACCTTCATTTGCTGCGTTTCCTTTTTGCGCTTTGCGGCCTTGCGTTTTTCAGCAATGGCAATAGCGCAAAGGGGCGAACACCAAACGACTAAAGTAGAATTTCTATTCTCTATTATTTTGCCGCAATGGTTGCATTTCTTCGGGCGCATAATTATGGTTTAAGGTAATCTTTGATAAATGAATTCATTTCATCAATAGAGGCGTCTAACCTTCCCGTATTCGCAAAAATAGTAGTTAGTACTACATTGCCTAATTCATATCCCTTAGAGTTATCTAAACGGTCTAAACTTGGTTTACGAAGAACATCTTTGTAGGTAAAATCTATATCGACACCTAGCCAATAACATTTATCTTTTTGCTTAATTCGCAAACTTCTAATATCATCAATCGTTATTTGTTCGGTACTATTTTCTTTCTTAATAATTTTTCCTTTAGGGTTACTCGATGGGCTTAACCGCGTAGATATTAACCCCATTAATTTGACATCCCACGGAGTACAGTCCTTGCAATAAGCGCGGTATTTATGTTCCTTTGTCTTGCGGTTAAATCCACATTTATAAAAGTTAGACAGTTCTTTGAAGTCGTTACAAATGTTGCATCTTTTCATAAGCACTTCAAGTTAACATCGCAAACGTCCAACTTCCGCAATAAATAATCCCTTCGCCAACCTTCGATCACCCGATCCTCCAAAAAGTTCTTCCTAATCTTGGCCAATACCGCCCGCGAAGATTCGATAGCGATAACGCTTTTCGCCCGTTCAGCTAGCTTGACTTTCATTAGCCAATTATAATCCCTTTCGTCTAACGGCTCGGATTTGGCATTTTTGTAGGTTGCGATAAATAACCGTTCGCAACTATTCACTATTCGCTTACCATCTACATTTCCGCAATTGCTGTTTTCAAAAGCATCATCTACGCATCTAACCCCGTGTATAACGGTTGCATGATTCTTGTTCAGCATACTTCCAATGTAAACGAGCGTCCAATTCGTATTCCTTTTGCACAAGTAAAAAAAAGCAAACCGAATAGACACCAATTCAGCGCATCTATTTTTGCCCTTTAAGTCGTCAATAGTAAAATTGCTATCAAAGTAGATGTTTCCCGCATTTAAAACGATATTCATTAATTCGTTCATATTGCAGCAATCTTAGTTTTTCCGTCATTCACAATCTGTAAAACGCGACTTTTTACCCACCCATCAACATCCTTATCGCTTTCAATGCTTTTCTTTATCTCTTCTAAAGTCAATGAGCAAATAAATAATGCCTTCGCCAATTTCACCCGCTGATCTCTACTATTTAGATTGTTCCGTATGCTTTTCTTCATTTCCCTAACATCGTTTTCTTTGCTTTGACCAGAGAGTTCAACAAACTTTTCTCGGCAATTCATCGCTATCTGATATGCGTCTTGATGGGCAAACTTTGGATTTTTCGAGGCTAAGTTAACCTCCCTAAAGCAATGCAGCACCGTTGTAGATTCGCGGTTTATTTCTTCGCTAATACGCTTTGAGGTGTGATTCGTATACAACTTAGATAGGTAAACAAAGGCGAAGCGAATGGACACCTTTTCAACCTCCCTTCCTGGATGCCTTAAATCTTCAATGGTATAGCTTTCGCGGTAAAATTTATTGCCCGCGTCAATGACTATTTGTAATAGGTTGGTCATATGCTTATAAAGATTGTATCCTTTCCAGGTGTATAGTCAGCCGATTCGATTAGTTCGCCCGTTTCTTCGTCAAACGCTTCAATACCTTTCATTTTCAAATTATACGCTTGTTTTGCTTTTTCCTCTATTTGCTTTCTTTGCGCATCAAGTTCAGCCCATTGCCTTATATCCTTATAATTCCATCGCCCTGCGGTAGCCCTTACCTCTAATTTTGCACCGTTAATCTCAGCGGTTGACTTTGGATAATTAGAAAGTTCATCAATGGCTTTTTCCTTAATTTGGTTTATCGCTTCATCTAATAACTTTTGCATCCTTCGCCATTTAACAATAACGGGTAATGCATCGCGGTAGCCTTCTTCGATTCTTTCAAGGTCTTCCGCTATTTGCTGATCTAAATTCATAGTAATTCTATTTGTGTATTTGGTGGTGGAATTGTAACTCCTAAATAATCGAAAGCCCAATCCCGTATGCTTTCGATGTAATCGCTAAATTCTGATTTTGTTAATTCGGTAGTACTTTTGAACTTGTCAATGTATGTTCCATCTTCCATCGGTATGGGTTCGCTTAAAAACTTTGCACGCATTGCTAAATGGGTATCGTCTTTTGAAATAGCGTAACCCGCATCTTTTAACCCACGATGAACGATTGGAACAACTCCAGACCAATAGTATCTATTTTGATCGTTGCTGCGCTTAGAGCGCGTTTTCTCGATGGTAATAGTTACATTTTTACCTTCAAATTGTTCTATGGCGGTTTTGAGCGATTGACGATTTCTCGACAACCGCCCGTTCACCACTTGGCTATCTACCTTTACTTGCAATTCTTGAAAGGATCTTCGCCCGTAAATAAAGCATCAATTTCAGGGCGGCAACCTAATATCGCTTCTTCCACTTCAGATGATACCGCTTTCGGGGGACTAGCGATAACGTCATAGGTAGTATCTAAACCTTTGCCCTTACGAGTTACTTTTAAGTCGTATGACTTTGGATGGCCGTAGTCTTCATCACCCGCATACGCCTTCAAACTTTCCATAATTGACTTTTGGGTAATTTCCCATATTTCAATTTGTGAGGTATTGTAATTATAAACTACGATAACCCAAAAGTAACGGTGCTTATCTTCGGGCTTCCAATCGGTGCGTGTTGGTTCGGGCTGCCCTTTCTTCCATCTTATCGGCTTTGGCTCAATGGTCCAGCCTAAGAAACCCTCCGTTATTGTTTCCGATAATACGCGAACTTTTACTGTTTCACCTTCTTTTACTTTGGTATAACGACCTCCTCCCCCGCTAGGGATTTCTACGTTATTTGGGATAAATGCGTTCATTTTGATTATTTGTGTTAATTGAACGTTGTAGTGGCTTTCCAGGAGGGCCACTTTTTCCTCCATTTCATTTATTAGTTCTTCGTTGCTTTCAATTTCCCTAAGTTCATTGAATAGCTGCTTTGAAAAACTCATACTTTCTGATAGCTTTTAATTCTGATCTCTAAAAGGTCTTTTTGGATTGCGAGTTCTTTCGAGGTGAAATCTATCCGCTTTTTCAATAGTGCGATTTTACCTTTAATTTCCTTTACTTGCTCTATTGCGAGGCTTAGATTGGCTTGCGCTGCCTTGTAAATTTCGAAGTCAGAACTCAGCAATGTTATATGCGCTTGCTTCTTGAGTTCCTTTTGCTTTAACAGTAAATTGTTAAGTACTGCAAGTTCTTGAAATAGCTTTTTGTTTTGAAATTCGAGAACGTCTACTTTCTCTTGCGTTCTGTAAATCAAGTCTTTCGCTGTTGGATTTGTTCTGTCAGCCATTGTGATTTTGGTTTTGTGTTAGGCAAATGTACAAATTTTTTCAACAAATTATTTTTTTCTTGTGAAATTTATTTGCGTACATTAGCAGCCTAATAAAAATAGATCATGGGCAAATGCTTAATTAAAGAGGGGTGCGACTGCGAGGAAGTTTGCAACCAAAAACCGAAGGAAGAAAATCAAACGGAAGAAAAAACTGAATAATTTTAGTATTATTACACCATCGTTCGACATCACCAAGAACAAATAAAAACTTTAATGCCCTTTATCCGATTGCTAATAGGGCGTTTATTTTACTGTCATATGAAAGGAGATTTTAACGCATCCGACGCTAAATTTTTAGTTAGCACAAGAAACCAAGTCAATTGCGACTTTCTATTAAAAGAAATAGAAGAGTTAGCAAAAGACGGAATTGAAGAGGTAGAGATAGATTCTGTATTAGATGAAATTAGTATTGATTTTTTCATATCGCTTGGCTTCAAATGCAGTTTGGTTAATAGAACGGGGGTTTACAAATACAGAATTTCTTGGCATTTAGAAGAAAATTAGTATCTTAGCAGCATAGTTCGGCTTCACATAGAACTATTAAAGATGTTTGTTTAGCCCTTTGCGGGGAGTTAGGTAGTGAAGCCCCTAACAAACCGCAAGGGGTTTTTTTATGCAGTTAAAATGGAAAAGAGAAAATCATTTATCATTCACATTGATACTTTGGATGTGTTAGACGAACTAAACACGGAACAAAAAGCGAGTTTATTCGATGCGATTAGGGACTATCATTTAGGAAATGAAGTAAAATTAAGCGGTTTGATGCGAGCTGTATTTATCGCTTTTGAAAATCAATTTAAGCGCGATGAAAATAAGTATCTAGCTACCACGGATAGAAATCGGGAGAACGGGAAGAAGGGAGGAAGACCGAACGAAGACCGTGTTAGTAAATCACTAAGTGGAAAAACAATACCAAAGCATAGTGATAGTCATTGGGTTTACCTACTTCAAGACGATGATTCTGGAGAGATTAAGATAGGTGAAACTCAAAACCTTTATAACAGAAGGCAGACAATTAAAAGAAGTAGTTACCATTTAGTTTATATTGACTTCTTTGAGGTGAAAGATTTATCTACGGCATTAAAAATAGAATCTGAATTTAAGAATGAATTCAAAATCAATTATTTAAATGGTGATTGGTTTAATATGTCAAATTTGGATATTGAAAAAGCGATAGGTTATTTAAAAACCCACCCGCTTATTGAAAAAGCTAAAAAAGCCGATAGTGATAGTGATAGTGTAAGTGTTAGTGATAATGATAGTAAAAGTGAAAGTGATAGTGATATTGGAATTTCAGCACCCGCAACAAAAAAAATCGATTGGAAAGAAAAACGGGAGCAACGAAAAAAAGAATTCTACGAAAGCCTAACCCCATTCATCGGAACTTACACCAAAGAAATGCTTCGAGACTTTTACGAGTATTGGACTGAACACGGTGAAAATGATAGATTAGTTAAACACGAAAAGAAAGATTCCTTTAGCATACCTCTAAGGCTTGCAACGTGGCATCGTAACGACTTCAACAAACAACCGCAAGACAACCTACCCCGAAAAAAACCTAAAACAATAGACGACCTATGAGCGAAGAGGAAAAACTACTAAGGATATACGCTAATGGCAGCTACTTAAAATTAGATAGCGATGAATTGCAAACATTGTATCTAAGGACGAACGTTGTATTGCAACACAATCCGAACTTACCGACTTTTTTGATGATGCTAAAAGATCGGTTTTTCGTTGTTCACCCTATGGAGCAAATAACTTTGCAGCATTTTCAAGACCTTTTAAACGAATAGCATTTTGTTGACATCAACAAAATGATAAATAAACACCAACCCAATGACAAACAACGCTGAAGAACAGCTAATAGCGTGGCTAATTAACTACCCCAAGAAAATTCATGATGCCATTTCGATAATTGAGCCGCATATGTTCAAAGAATCGAAGTTGCAAATGATTTATATCGAAATGCAAAATTTTGCTTTTGAGGGTAGGAACTACGATTTAGTGAGTCTAACTACCGCCCTAAAGTCAAAAGGCTTGCAAATTGACTCTTTCGTGGTTTCTTTGACTATTTCGAGTAGTTTAGCAATGCCCGAAATTGAAACCTACGCACTTTTAGTCCGCGAAGACTACATAAGAAGGAATTTTAAGTCAATAACCGAACTAGCATCAGCTAAGCATACGAGCGAGGATATTTTCGAGGTCGTAGACAGCACAATTACCCAACTTGAAAAGATTACCGAACCACCCTCCGCGATGGTTGAAAGGTCGAAAGAAGTAGTTATTCAAGAAGGTTTACAGCTAATTATTGATGCATCGAAAGATAGAAGTAGCCTAGTCGGTTGCCCTACTGGATTAGAAATTTTAGATAGGCATACTAGGGGATTTAGAAAAGCCCATTTGATTATCGTTGCCGCCCGACCTGGAATGGGTAAGACTAATTTCGTTATCGGGGGTTTGAAGGCGGCAATTGAGGTTGGATTGCAACCCGCTTTCTTTAGCTTAGAAATGCCAGCCCCCGAAATCTATGGTAGATTGCTTTGCGTTGACACCCTATTTACCTCAAATGATGTTAGAATGGGCGTAAATGACGCGGGTAAGTTATCCGCTATTGAAATGTATTTCCAGAAAATGAAAGATTGGCCGCTGATTATCAAAGATCAGAACATGACCATCGAGGAAATAGAAAGCTATTGCATTGGGCAAGTATTGAGGGGAGTTCAGATAGACGTTATCTACATTGACTATTTACAGCTAATGGATAGCCGCCACAAGTACGGGAGTATGGAAGAGAAAGTAGGCGAAATGGCAAAGCGTTGCAAGAAGTTAGCAAAGCGTTTACACGTTCCCGTTATTTTACTTTCTCAGCTATCGCGACAAGTCGAATCGCGGACAAATAAGCGCCCGATGCTATCCGATCTACGCCAATCAGGACAAATAGAAGAAGCCGCGGATATGGCACTACTACTTTACCGCCCTAGTTATTACGATCCCGAAGACGAAGGATATGATGAGGTAGACGTTGCGAAGTATAGAGGGGGTAGTACTGAGGTCTTAGTGGCGAAGATGGACGTATTACATAACTGCTGGCGAAATGCCGATAGAACGGAATATCTGCAACCTCAGCAAAGGATTGAGGCGAGTCAAGAAGATTTACCTTTTTAATTTTTTCCATTTACATATTGTGCAATCAAAAAAGAATTGTAGTTTTGAAAAATGAAAAGCGAAAAAAAAATAAGCCCGTTTGTATTGGAAGTGGAAAAGCTATTCCAGAATAAGGTAGTAGCTAAAAAAGCTATTTTGGAAAAGGCGAATTTATACGTTACGAAGTTTAATTTTTGCCTTATAGGTAAAATGCAGTTAACGCTCGATGAAGAAAAGAACCTTAGAAAGGTGCTAAAGAATTGCGCTGCAGAACTTTTGAAAGTCGCCTAATGCTATCTATCGTTTATCCGCCAAACGTATTACCGAGAGTAGCTAAAAGAAAAGCGGTCAGGGAATTTGAAGAAATAGCGAATTTGCTTTATCCGATTGAACAGAAATTTTTGATCGGAATCTTTGAAACTCAATACAGCTATTCAGAAGTTTACGAAGTGTATCTAAATGAATGGCGGATAATGATGGATAAGATTAAGCGAATGAAAAAGGACTTTATCGAAGTGGAAGAGGATTATTTTACCCGTAATTTCCAACCGATTGAGTTTTCTAACCGATAAAAGACAGATAGAAAGTTATCTATTGGCTTGTAAGGCGTGGAAATTATTTGTAATTTCGCCAAGTGAGTATTTAGACCTAACCTACGAGAAGGAAGTGCTGTCAGAAGTGATCTATTACGATGACTTCTTGGAAGATGTGAAAGATAGGTTGTTTAGTCGGTTAGTCAGCATTAGACAATTGAAATTAGCGATAACGCAATTTCAGTTAAAGGAATGGGAAAAGGGGTTAGAGGTTTTAAAAATAAGTTTTTTGTAGTTTGTTTTTCATTGGTGTTTGGGTTGGTTGAAGGGGGATTATTCCCCCTTTGATTTTTAAGACAACACCCGATCAATTACCCGCCTTAGAAAGTAAATTATCGCAACAATCAAAGCGAGCCAAGCGATAATGCTAACTACTCGATTCTCTTTTTCTTTGTACACTATCTGAGGTACTTTCACCTCCTGGATTCGGATTACGGTATCCGTTTGGCATTCGCCCGAAATAATCAAAGTATCTAATTGGCGGATAACGCGAATTTTAAGCCGTTCCTTTTCGATGGTAATGGTATCGTTCGGAAGGGTGGTGTAAACGCTATCAAAGCGAACGGAGGGGATGATAACTGTATCTATAATAGTAACGGATTGCGCGGTTAGTATGGAGGGATCTTTCGCTATTGCCTTTCGGAGGTGGTAGTTTGCCGAGCAACTAGAAAGGGCGAAAATGATAAGTAGATATTTCATGCATCAAAAATAATTCTATTTTTTTTCGCTAATTGTTTTTTATTTAGAAAATAGTTGTATATTTACACCATCAAACAACAACAAAAACAAACACCATGACAACCGAAAGCAAAAAACTATACTGGGTTCTGGGAGATACTCAAAAAGGTTTCAGAATAGTGGGAAAGAGGCCAAGAACTAAGTTTGTACCTGAGCCCTTTGACAATTTAGAAAATGCAAAAAGGTGGATGGCAATGGAGTTTTTACTTAGAGATTAAAACAAACAACGCAATGAAAACAGATTATTCAATCATCTTCCCCCAAATCTTCAATGACGAAGTAAACGACCTAGACCTCAGCGGTCTAGTTTGCAGCAACGACAAAAACAACTTTGTTGCTAGGGGTACTATCTCTATCCGACTTGAAAACGGCAAAGAGATAACCGCAACGGGCGAACACGGGGCGATGGATTACCGCGAATATGGGTTTATTTTAATTCCTTTAACCGATGAATAAGAAAGAAGCATTAGAGCAACTACGCGAACACCTTAGCACCGCGCCAATTCCACTAAAAGAGTACGTTATAAAGTCTTGGGAAAAGCAAACGAAGGATTTAGAATGTACAAACGAAGAGTTTGAGTGGTTTAACGCTGAATTTATAGTGGAATCTTCTTCTAAAGAGAGTGAATTCTTTTGGCGGGCTATATACGACAAGGAATGGTGGAGAGTGTTGTTATATATACCTAACTACCAATCCGCCTACGACTACATCAACCCCTCTCACTACAAACAAAGCGGCAAAGAGGTAATCGACATGATGGTTGACATTTGGGGTAAAGATGCTGTATCAATCCATTGCGAAATAACCGCGTTTAAATATCGCATGAGGCTAGGACTAAAGCCCGACCAACCCATCGAGCGCGACCTCGAAAAAGCGAAATGGTACGAAGCCAAAGCGAAAGAATTAAAAGGGAATGCCGAAAACCTTTAATAGATTAGGCAAACAAAAAACCGAAAAAATGAAAACGTATTTTAGCAAAAAAGACTTAGTAGATTTTGGTAATTACCTACAATCTCAAGCGCGTGAAAATTCATTCATTCAAACAAGCGTTGAAGCAAATCTAAACGGGATTGAATTAGAGATGGTTTACGAGCGTCTAAAAACCGTAAGCCATGCGGACGTATGCAACTTCATAGAATTGAGAAGCCATGAATAAGATTGCGAAAATTAGCCTAGTGATGATCTTAATTATCATCCTATTATTAGCCCTTCTTTCGGGAGGGTTTAACGAATCCTTTGTTCGTCTAGTTCTTTACGCGTGCATCGGGATAGCGTTTACTTACGCATTCTTTTTCGTGGTGCTTTTCGTTCGATTGCTTTGGAAGGATAGAAAGTAACACCCAAAAAATAAACCCAATGAACAAAACAGAAATAAACGTAGAGTTTGAAGGCGAAATTTGCGCCCTTGACTTCGCATGGTCTTTAGAAATAGTCAGGACAACAAACAAATTTAAAGATGCGTGCTTTACCCTTCGCCCGATCTTCAGAGGTGCTAAACTGATAACTTTCGAGAAAGAACGCGAAACGGGCGGTATCATCGAATCATCATCTACCCGCGTTGAATTGATAGGCGAATTGGATGCGTGCGAATTCGGTAAGGAAATAGTACCAACGGGCGCGAGTTACCTTGACGGGACTTTTTATGTTTACTTCGGGCATAGTTAGAAGCAATCAATCAAATCTAAAGGGGCGGTTAATACTGCCCTTTTTCGTTTTAACAAACCTTCGTAATTTTGCCTTATGGATAATGGCGAAAAGGCAATATCAATAAACATTGAAGAGGCATTAGACCTTATTTTGGAGGGTTACACAAACAAAAAGATTGCGAAACACTTCAATATAAAATCAGTTAGTTCTGTAACAAAATACCTAAATAACAAGAACCATTCCGCGCGCGTGAGAGAAGCAAGAATACAAAGCGCTCACTTAATTGCGGAAAAAGCCGAAGAAGTTTTAGAGTCGATCACAGCCGATTCTACGCAAGCCGAAGTATCAAGGGCTAGAGAGTTAGCCCAATACTATAAATGGTTAGCAAAAGTTAGGATGCCAAAAACGTATGGCGACAAAGTAGACGTAACTTCTGGAGGCGAAAAGATAGAGCGAATTTACCCCCCGTGGATGGATGATGGTAAACCCAAACCTTAAATTTTTACGCGACAACTATCTAAATACGCGCGTATTCGTTCTTCAAGGTTCGACAAGATCGGGTAAGACCTACGCGGTCATCCAATTCCTTATTGAGACGTGCTACAAGTTTAAAAACGCGGGTATGGTCATAACCATAGCGAGGGCGACCTATCCGAGTTTGCGCGGTTCGGTCATGCGCGACTTCATACAGATACTTAGCGAGTTTGGCGGGTATAGTGAAAAGAACCATAACAAAACCGAATCTACCTACATATTAGAAGGCAATCTAATCGAGTTTATTTCACTAGACCAACCGCAAAAAATAAGAGGTAGGAAGAGGGATATTGTGTTTTTGAACGAAGCCAACGAAACATCATTAGAAGGTTTTAACCAATTGCTTTTTCGTACCACCGCTTTTTGTATCTTGGATTTTAACCCATCAGACCCCGAACATTGGATTTACGATGACGTTCAAACGAGGGAGGACTGCAAGACTTTAGTAACTACCTACAAAGACAATCCCCATTTACCCGATACAATCATTGCGGAAATAGAGCGATTCAAACTTATTGATCCCGATTATTGGGCGGTGTATGGTGAGGGTAAGAGAGCCGCGGGGCGCAAAGGTCAAATCTTCCGAAACTTCCAAAAGGTCAAATCAATTGATTGGGAGGAATGCCCAATGATATGTTAT